GCTTATTAAATGATTTAATGATTCATTGGTCTCAAAAAGTTTTTGTTCTTCTTTAGACTCTTTCAAATTATAAATAGATTCTTCTTGCTCATAAATACCTTTTGCGATGCCTGGAACCGTGGAAGTAGTCAAATCACCTAGGCCCTTGAATTTCGAACTGTTGGACTTTCCATGCATCCCGTGGCCACCATGAGAGCGCATATTTTTGGCGCGGCCGGCGGTTTCTCGTTCGTCATTGATTCCGTCTTTTCTAATATATGAACCCTTCTCATAGGTGCTAAGGCGCTTAGAATCACGCGAGCCCGGAGGCACTGCCAAGAGCGGAGATTCTTCGCCGGCGGGCTCTTCTGCTCCTGCTTCGCCGGCAGGCATTTCTTCAGCGCCCATGTCCAGATCACCGCCCATATCCATCTCGCCGCCCATGTCTCCGCCGATGGCGCCAGCAGTTTCGCCGGCTGCTGCGGCCTCAGCGACTTGTTGAAGCGATGCGTCGTACTTGCGGTCGTAATAAATTTCTCTTTGGTTGCGTATAAAGTCTTCGTTAGACATACCAAAGATGTGTTCGGTAACCCAGCGCCGAGAGAAAAATCCTTCCGTAGCAGATGCTGCTATATCAAACTTCGCTTTCCAGAATTCAATTTCTTGCATCTCTGCAATCTTAGATGGATTGTTTAAAGCTAACTTAAAGCTGATCAAATCGTCGCCGCGGAACCCAAGAGTATAAAGATGAATGATGCCGATCTTTTCAAGTTCGTGAATGATGACTCGCTGTAATCTCTGAATTGTTCTTGCGAAGCGGATATCTTTTTGCGCGAGTGTTGTCTTATCCTCTGCTGCTCCTTCACCCATAGAAAGATACGGTTGTGGGATCTTTAATGCTGCGAACAACTTATCGCGAAGATACTTAACATCTTCGACAGCGGCCGTATTCTGGCCGCCGGCAAGATTTGTTACATCGGTAGCAGAGCCCGGGCGTACGGGAATAAAGTAGTCTTCTTCAATACTCATTGGGTTATACCGCATATCAACGCGGCCGGTGTTCTGATCTATAACGGAGTGGCGCTTAAGATTGCTAACAATCTTTTCCATATATTGTTCAATATCGTTAGGGGGGATACCGCCAACATCAATCTTGAATAGTCTTCTCTCAGACGAGCGAATAACGCGATAAGCCATCATAGCATCTTCAACTAGTGTAAGCTGCCTGAAGATACGCCGAGCAGGATCTAAGATAGAAGTGCCATAAGGAGAGTGCTTATCATTTCCCAAAACCCTAAAGTGGGCTACTTGCCAGTTCTCGAAAGTCATTCCGGCAGAGTTCCATTGGAATTGGACATAGTTGGGGTTAGTCGAATCTTGCCCTTCAAGCCTTTCTATCTCGGTGATAGGCAGCGTAATCACTGATTGGACCCCATAGTTATCATCCATGTCAAGATATAGGAAGAAGTCGCCATACTTGCACATAGTGCGCGCCCAGCCAAAAAGATTATATTGAACATTTAACACCTTAGAATATAAGTTTTCTAACACAGACTTGATTTCTTCATTGCTGCACTTAACATTTAACATCGGCCGCAAATCAGAATATGTCGTCATCTCGTCTGCATAAATATCTAGTCCGGACGCAATCTCCGGCATGTATTCCATCTGATCAAAATCGATATATCTTTCGACGCGTCTCTGATTTTGCATCGCATTGAGAGCAAGGTTGTCGAGGGGGCTCGACATAGATTTTTTGAATTGTTGACCGGAAGCTGTCTTAAATCTAGAAGAAAATTTATCCAGATGTTGGCGTCTGATTTTCGTCCCAGATTGGGAACGATAGCTGACGATCGGGCCTGAAAAAAGCCTAGTGAGTGCTCTAAACAAATCACTCTGCTGATTTAGGGGGTTTCGGCCGCTATTATATTTCTTTTTGTCTGGCATTTATATTCTCACTTTATGATCCATTTGTACTGTTCATACATATCTTTTGCTTCATCCATTTTATCAAATAAATTATCTTTTTTGTAGCCATCTTGTCCTTTAATTTGTGTATTCATGGTAGTATTTGTTTTGTATACAGCACCCAGAAACGCTTTCTTGTAGCTAAGCTCTCTGGTATTGTGTTGTAATGCTGTATCTCTAACCCAGCAAGCAATTGCTAGCGCCATGATCAGATCATCATGGTACCCTTTCATCGCTTGGGGTTTACCGTTCCTCCAAATAAAAGTCTTCATTTCGTTAATAGTACGAGAAGAGTATATGGTAATTAGTTTATTTCTGATAAACTCCTCTAATTTCGCAATGATGAGGGGTCGAGTCCTCATGGAAGTTGTGAAACCCGGAACAGACGAATTAAGATGTTCTGCTGTATGTTGATCCACATATTCGTGTGTTGATTTAATTGAATGATATAAGTTTGGGTATTTGGATTCATTTAATTTTCCTAGCACGGTGAAGCCGACATTGTTATTTTCAACTACAACCATGCAATTGCCAAACTCTTTACCTACCTCGTTTAACATATTGGCAAACATATCCAATGTTGGCTTTCCTTGATACTCTCCAACTATCTCCAGTGTCTCTAACTTTATAATATGGAATGTGGAGTAATCTGCTCCGTCGCCACGAGCAACATCAGCGACAAGCAGATAACTACTAGATGGATCATACTCTTCCCAAATCCAAAAATTTCTATCAAAACCTGTCTTATACTTTGGTTCACAAATATTTGTCAACAGCCACTCCATGCAATCTGGATCTATAACAGTCTCGCCAGAAGTATTGAAGTTGCACTGAAGCTCTTGTGCAATTTGTCGCTTTGACATGTTCTTGGTTTCTTTTTTGTACCAAGCTTCGTCACGATCTGGGTGAACATCCCACACTAAGGTTGTTAGGTTGAAATTGTTTGTGCCGGCTTCGGAATCTATGCAAACCTTATGGAACCAGTTTCCAACGCCGTTCGGGGTAGAGAGGGCAATGCACCGACCACCAGTTGATAGTGTGGGATACAAGCCTGTCCATAGATCTCCAAGGTTTTCGATGTGGGCCGCTTCGTCAAGCACCAGCAAAGAAAGAGCTTCTGATCGGCCGGCATCGCCTGATGTTGATGCTGCCTTGATGGAAGAGCCGTTGGACAGTTCAAAGGAGTTGCGGTTGTCCACATCAATAGTGGCAATCTTAAGCCATTCCGGCACATTCCTCATAATGTTCTTGACTTTCTTAACTAAGTTTCCTGCTGTTGCAAACTTAGTTGCCATGACGAGGATAGCTTTGTCTCTGTGGAACAGCATCATCCAAACGATGTAACCTGCTGTAATCGTTGAGATTCCTAACTGGCGGGCCTTAAGAATTACATTAAATCGATAATCATTAAAATCTTTGAGAAGATCGTCTTGAAAATCGTAAGTATTAAATAAGATCAGACCGTGAAGCGGGTGTGAAATTCTTGCGTAGTTGTTAAGAAAATATGCTGGATCCTTGCCGCACTTTACAATTTCTTTAATTTGTTGTTTTTTGTCTAATTGAAAACTCATACATCTTTAAACGCTCTACGAATTAACTCTTGTAGATCTGTAAGTTCTGTAGACTCTCTTAGTGGCCCTAAGCTGATCTTTTGACGACCCATGGCGCCGGGAACATATTCCGTGCCGGGCACTTCATCGGGATAATCTTCGTCTCCGGGGCGAGATAGTTCGACGCCAGGAATCTTTTCGAAAACAGATTGAAATAGTTCAGCCACTGCTTCAGGTTCCATACCTTGGATTAAAGCAGCTAGTTGGCCTTCGATTCCTGGTCCCGAGTCTTTCTGGAATCCTTGATACTCGCGCTCGGTGGCGTCATCACTTGGGATGTCCATGGGATAGGTTTCGTCTGAGGCGGGTCGCGGCACATCAGGGGGAGAAGGAGGGCCGGTTTGCTCCCGATCATACCAATCTGGCTTGGGGCCATCGCCCTTAATAAAATCCAATAACTCTTGTGCCTTATCTTCGTCTAGAGTAATACCTTCTTCTTTAAGGTATTCTTCAACAATGATCTTGCGAAGCCGTTCTTGAGCAATCTTCATCTTACGATTCCTTTTTTCTAGTATCGTTTTGTGGGCGCTTACCACCTTCTCCATTCCAGCCGCCTTGATTTACAAAGGCTTGCCAGCTAGCTTCTGGTTTTGTGTCGGCGTCTGCGGCGACTTCCATATCTTCATTTAGGCCACCAATTTTGTAATGCATTTTAGCTGTGACCCATGAGCGAACTCTTGTGGAGTTTTCAACTCGAACATCGACTTCTCCCTCTTTGGTTAGGGTCACTGATTCGCCGCGGATCTTGCGATATTCCTTCTTGAGAAACTTTATAACCTCGGCAATCTGTTCTTCGATTTTGGTTTCAAAACCGCTAACATACACTTCCTTAAGTTGCACTTCAGACATGTAAGAAAGACACATCATGTTACCATAAAATTTAACATTGAATCCATCCATTACACGCTTATCGAGAATAGGATCTCCCTCTTCTCTTTGCAAGCCTGCCAAAAGCGGTTCACCATTTTCGTCAAGGGCTCCGTCATAAGAGTTTGCCGCTGCCTGAGATAATCCTTGCACGATTTCGTATACTGTAGCCATTATTTATTTCCTTTGTTATCGTTTGGGCGCCAACCACTTTCCCACCTTTGTTCTCTACCTTGAACATATTGAATGTAGCATTTATTGCAACAATCAAATTTTAAAAGGCAGACATCATCCAAAGATTTTCTAGGAAACCTGCCACACAATGGGCAGGAGCGCAATTGCTCTCTATTAAGTAGTTTTTTTGATACCTTTATACCATTTATATCAATTTTCTCTTGGGACTGATCATTTTTCTTTTCTTTTGAATACAATTCTTGCATCTGTTCGAGGTAGTCTTTTTCTCTTTCCTCGTTCCAATTGGCCCTAGGATTGGATACTGCCTCATCGCCGTACTTTTCGGCGATTGCTTTTTCTATTGCGGCGATTTGATCGTAATTTTTATCTTTCATTGAAAGTTTTATAGGCTCCATATGATAGTGCTGTGCCGACTGCAATTCCCCCAGCAAAATACAGCCATTTGTGTCGGGGTGAAGTTTTTTTTAGCGAATCGACGAGTATATTAATTTCTTTATCTTTCTGCATTATAAACAAATCGTATTCATCTGTTAAGGCTTTGTGCTCAATCCTGAGATTTTCTAATTTAAAATCATATTCTTCTTTTTGAATCTTCAATTGATATTCAGTTTGTATGTCGCATGAATATAGAGCAAGATCATAATCAGACAATATTTTTGCCATGGCCGATTCGTCGAATAAAACTCCAGCGAATGGCGCGGGTGCTTTGTATTCTAAAATTGTAAATTTAGCAGGTTCGGTTGCATTTGCCGAAAGGCTCAACATCAAAAGAAGATTAAGGAACATATTCAATACCAAACTTTGTCTCTATATCTTTAATTAGTGCCTGCTTGTCGTGTCTGAATTTTCTTTTGTATTCGATCTTTTTCTTTGATCGCTCTTTTTCTAGCTCCTCTCTGGCTTCTTCATATTCTTCTTCGATTGCGGCAATTGATTCCAAAAAGCTTTCCATCAATAATTGCTTCTCTTCTATCTCTCGCGTGTGTATTTCTTTTAAGCCTTCGATTTGTGCTTCATGAGATTCTATTTGAGTTTCATATGCAGTTTGCATGAGCTTATAGTCGCGACTATTCTTAAGAGCTATAACGGCCAAAAGCAACACTATTAGTATTGCTTTCCAATTCTTCAGAGCAAATTCTAGTATCTTCTCCTTAATCATTGTATCCTTTTAGTCTAGCAATGCCATCGATCACTGTTTGTCCACCAATATAGATTGCAGAAATAATTACCCAATCTTCACTCGTAACATGATCTGTTAAAGTGAGCGCGGTGGCAGTAAGCCATACCATCAGCTTGCGTGAAGTAAGCTTAGCTAACCATGTGTCTACAAATGCTTGTGCTTTTTCCATCATTTTTTCCTCACTTTAATAACTCTGACTCTACCTGAGCCTTCTTTCTCCGGTCAACCGTCTTCTTCTATTTTTGATTTACACATCTCTTCTGCTTCGGCTGCAGACAGACCATCTGCTCTTTCAGAAGCGGGCTTATCTTTTTGTGCGCATGCCCAACGCCTTTGTTTTTCAGAAGAAACCTCCATAACACCCGCTAGTCCTTGTTCTTCGCCGGCAGCGGGTTCTTCGCCGGCCATAATCTTGCCTTTAATGAGTCGTAATGCGCCGGAAAGACCATCCTTGCCAAGAGCACTTATAACTGCGGGGTCTTTCGCGAATAACTCGACTCCCTTGAGAAGTTGGTTTATCATATCGGGAGTTATCTGTGCGGGTTGTTTCTTTTCTTTTTCTTCCTCTTCTTCTTTCCGCTCTGCCACTTTACGCTGCGCGGCTTGGCGAAGAACATCATCGGCATCGCGCTTAATCTTATCGTCTTCTGGCGAACTAGTGGTAGCTTGTGCGGGGGCACGGGTAGCTCTTTGCTGTTGTGGCACGCGAGTAGGTGCGGGCGCTGGCTGCGTGCGTGCTGCTGCAGCAGGTTGCGCCGGCTGTGCTCCTGGGGCAGCAGGGGCTGCGGCCTCGCCTTCGCCGCCTGACAAGTTCTGTGCAATACCTTGTCTATTCTGTCTTGCAACCCTTTTGGTGTTGGCCTTTTGTGCTAATGCTACATATTTGTTTTTGCTGACTTTAGCAGCCGGCACAACGCCAATTGCTTTTTGAACTTGCGGTAGAATTTCATCTGCTGCCTTGGTGCCGATATCATCAACATATTTAGTGACCGCGCCGGCCATGTTGTCAATATGCTTCCCAATAAGTTTATTAGATTTTAGAGAGCCTAGCATTTTTGTGATCTTGGGCATATGTTTGGAGAGAGTCTTACCCAAAACAGAGCCAGCTTTGACGCCGCCTTTGGCCCCGAATTTACCAAGGTACACTCCAATCTTGCCACCTTTACCGACAATATCACCAACGACCGGTATCATCGATATAACAGAAAGAGCAGCCATAAGATACTCGCCACGCTTGGCATAAAGCGCCGCATTTGTTAGATCTGCGGCTTCTCCATATCCGGGAATCAAGCCGAGAACATCAAGGCCGATATGTGGAATTTCTTTCTTCCAATCCTCGGACAAGACTTCTTGTTGTATTTCAGAATGAATCTCGTCTATACGCTGCTGTTCGGCGCGCATGATCCTTTCAAGACGCACCAATTCTAGCTCTTCGCTGACAATCTGCTTAAGCTGCATTTCGGTCATTTTCATCTTCCTTTCCACCATTTTGTTTTTTTCTTCTCTGGTTTACATTTGGTGCCGGCTGGACACCACTTGTATATATTTGATAAATAGTCACTAAGTTCTTCTTTGATAATCTGTCTAAGTTGGGCCTTGGTAATTTTCATATTGTCTTTTTCTTCGATTCCTTCGAAATATATGGTTTTCCTTGGGCAGCTTCAAAGGCCATCTGCATGGCTTCAATCGCCATTGGGACATTACCGACAGTTGCAACGAATGCACGGAAAATATCAACCGCTTCATTAACATAGTCTTCATAAGAATTGCCACGAAAACCAGCCTCATAAGTGACTTCCATTTCTTCCTTGATAATCTGTTTAAGCTGGGCCTTGGTGATCTTCATTTTAAATCTTCCTATTTAATTTGGCGTTAATCGAGCCGCCTACTGCCTCTTTAAAACTCTGGATGCTATCTCTAATTTCTTCTTCGTTGTTCGGGCCTTGGTACCATTGTTCAAAAACGGCTAGGATATCGAGCTTAGAAATTATATGCTCGCTAACGCCCGCTTCCAAAAGAATTTGTTCAAGTATTCTCCCTACTGATTCTTCTTTGTATTCAACCGGCTCTTCCTCAACCACAACAAGAGTAGGGGAAACAGATGTTTTGTTTACTAATTTGCTCCAAAGTGATTTTAACCAGTTCATTTTCTTTTTCCTTGTCCGCCGGCGCGTTGGCGGCGTGATTCGGGAGAAGTACTCGTTGGATCGATTTTGGGGGTACTCAACTTCTTCCATCCTTTCTCCCACTCTTTATGTGAT